ATATTTGTCATAATTTATGTGAATTTATGGCATCCTTTCAAAAAGGGCATCCCGGATATAAAAAAAAAGGCGATATAAGTTTAAGGGCTAAATTTATACGTGAACTAATTACCGATTTAGACGGGGATGAGGCTATCCAAAAAGTAAAGGACTTAGCATTTAACATAGACGGAACTACTCACCCAATGATACAGGCAAAAATGTTAGAACTGCTTTTAGCTTATAAATATGGCAAACCTCAACAATCAATAGACCTAACAAGTGGGGAGGAAAAAATAGACACTATACAAGTAGTAATGATCTCGAATGAAAGTAAGGGTTGAAGTAAATGATGTTTATGAACAAGCCCTATTAAGCAAAAAACGCTATATTGTATTAAGGGGAGGTGCTGGAAGTGGTAAAAGTGTATTTACTGCCCAAAAGAAGTTAATTAGGTGCTTGCAAGAACCCGGCCACCGATTCCTAGTATTAAGAAAGGTAGCCAATACATTAAGGCCGTCTGTTTTCCAATTATTTGTTGACTTAATATATCGGTATGGATTCGATAAGATGGTAAAGATCAATAAAACGGACATGAGGTTAACCTTTGCCAATGGAAGCGAGATAATCTTAATGGGTATGGATGACCCCGAAAAGGTAAAATCTATTGCAGGTATTACTGGTATTTGGTGCGAAGAGGCAACTGAATTTGATGAGAAAGACTTTAATCAGTTAGAATTAAGGGTAAGGGGGGAAACTGACTACTATAAGCAGTTTATTTTAACATTTAACCCTATACATGAGGAACATTGGCTAAAAGCCCGTTTTTTCGATCAGCATGACGAAGATGTACTAACCTTAACAACTACCTATTTAGATAACCCATTTTTGGATAGTGAGTATATTAAACACTTAACAGGCAGGGTAAAGAATGATGAAAACCTATATCGTATTTATGTATTAGGTGAATGGGGCAAACCAAGAACCGGGGGTGAGTTTTATAAGCTGTTTGACTTTAGTCGGGACACTGGAGAATATAAATACAATCCAGAATTGGCTTTACATTTGTCTTTTGACTTTAACACAAGGCCGGGAATGCACGCCTTAGTATTTCAGGTAGTGGATAAAACCATTTATTGTATAAGGGATATACAAACAACCAGCCCAAACAATACTACTAAGGGCTTATGTAAGGAATTTGAAAGGATATATCAAAACCATGTATCCGGGTTATTCGTTTATGGTGATCCATCCGGCAAACATGAAGACACAAGAACAGAGCAGGGATGGAATGACTTTAGGATAATAGAACAGGCATTAGCGAAGTATAAACCCGTTATGAGGTTATTAACTTCAGCCCCAAGCGTATCGATGAGGGGGCAATTTATAAATAGTGTATTTGCAGATAACTTTGATGAACTAAAGATACTTATTGATAATGGGTGCAAAGGGTTTATTAATGACTTGTCTTATATTCAGGAGGCCGCTGACGGAACTAAACATAAGCAAAAGGTAAAAGGCGAAGACGGCATAAGTTATGAGAAATGGGGGCACTATTCAGACTGCTTAGATTATTTCATTTGTAAGGCATTTGAAACATCCTTTATTAAGTATCAAAAAGGTGATATAAAGCAGCCATTTGTATTAGGTGCTAGTCGGATAAACTCTAAATGGTAATAAAATTATAAATAGACTATTAAGGTTATTTAATAAACAGCCTAAATAGGTATTTTTGTTATATGGACTATTTTTTAAGAAAGGCGGATTACTATTCATTAATCCAGTCGGATAAGTTAAATGTAGTAATAGATTCTGATGAAACGGTAAGAACCGATGAGGAGCTTGCCACTGAGGAAGAGATAAAAGGGTATATTAGGAACCGTTACGATGTTGATTTAGTATTTGCACCTTTGCAATCATTTAGCACTAAAACTACTTATTATTGGGGCGATAGGATATATTTAACGGCTACCGCTTTTAGTGCAACCACAGTTTACACCACAGGCCAATATGTTTTACAGGCAGGTAATGTTTATAACAGTACAGCCGGATCAGCCGCCCATGCTTTTAATGCAAGTGAATGGACATTGTTAGGTGCTGAAGGTCATTACCAAATGCAGGTAGATAATTGGGACGATGAGGCGAATTATGCCGCTGGGGACTTAGTAAAATATGAAACACTATCCGTAAGGAAATATTATGAGGCCGTAACCTCAAACAGTGAAATAAACCCATACGAAGATGATGGCACTAACTGGACTGAAGTATTAAGTCAATCAGGTGCTTTGCCTACCACAGGGGACTATTGGAGTTTTGGAGATAGTAGGAATAAGTTAATAAAGCGTTATTACATTGACATTTGTCTTTACCACTTACATAGTAGAATAAACCCTCGGAACATTCCTGAATACAGGGTACAAAGACGGGATGAGGCTATTGAGTATATTAAAATGATGAGCAGTGGTAAGGTAACGGGAGATTTAGAATTGATAGCCCCTGAACAGGGTAATAACATTGCTTATGGTTCAAAACCTGTAAATGATAACTTCTATTAATGGATAACGAGATAAGAGTAAGGGTAAAAAAGACATTGTGGTATTATATTGCCACTTGTTTACTTTATATATGTGGAGAATGGCCTTTAACGGTTACTAGGATAAACGGCATAAAGTCGGATAAACTTACATTAAATAAACTTATTGAATGAAGATTTTAGGCTATGAAATAAGTCGGGCTAAAGAGATTGTGAACGTAGATAAAAGCGTACCACAGGCTAACAATGTAGCTATGAAGGTTGTTAAGCGTCAAGTTACAAGGACGCAACAAGATATAGGAAAGTGGAGGGCTGCAATAGATAGAGCCGAAAGCGTATTATTACCAGACCGCAAAGATATACAGGTATTATTTAATGAGATTCATTTCGATGGACATATAGCGGCTCTAATTAATCTCTTAAAACAGTATTTACAAGGAACTGATTGGTGTGTAAAGAATGGAGATGAGGAAGACGAAGAGGCCGAAAAGGCTTTGGATGCTAAATGGTTTCAAGATTTTATAACCGAGTGTTTATATTCTAAGTTATACGGATATTCTTTAATTCAATTTGGGAATATAAGAAATAACCAATTTGAAAAGATCACAAGTATAGACCGAAAGTATATTATTCCTGAATTACACGGTGTAAAAAAGGACTTATGGAACTCACAGGATTTAATTGATTATACAGCCCCTAACTTGGTAAACTGGTTAATGTTTATAGGTGAGGAAGGGGACTTAGGACTGTTAAATAAAGCAGCCCCATATTGGATTTATAAAAAACAAGCGTTATCAAGCTGGAGCGAATACCAACAAATCTTAGGCATACCACCAAGGATAGGTAAAACCGATATTAGAGATACCCAAAGACGGGATAATATGGTAAGTATGTTAAGGGATATGGGACACGCTTCTTATGGGGTATTTGACAAGGATGATATGTTTGAGTTCGTTTCCCCAACTGGAGGTTCAAATGCTGAAAGTGTATTTGATGTAATGATTCAATACCTTAATAAGGAGTTAAGCAAGTTATTTGTAGGGCAAACAATGACCACAGAAGACGGATCGAGCCGTTCACAGTCTGAAACCCATGCAGATATGTTTTCAATGATAATGCAAGGGTATAAGCAGTTTATTACAGATGTGGTAAACGCTCAATTAAAGCCTATCCTACTTTATCACAGAATTTGGACAAATCCTAACTTAATGTTTTCTTTTGAGGAACATGAAGAGGAAATTACATACGATCAAAAGCTAAAGACCTTGGATGTTTTAGGCAAATACATAACATTGACACCTGAAATTATACAGGAGTTAACCGGGTTAGAAATAGAAGAGGTTGAGGCAGTACAAAAGGCATCAAACCCGATGGAAACACCTTTAAACAGGCTAAAGAATTATTACGGATTAGAAGATTTTAAAACAGATTGCAATCATGGCTGCTAGGACATTAAAAGTAATATACGATGAAATAATAGCCGAAAAAAATACTTTTAGCTATTTAAGTGGGCTTCAACCCAATGTTGAAAGTTACCAAACCTTTTTACAGTCTTTAACCTCACAATCAAAAGTAGCAGTTTGGAGGCTTATGTGTTATTTAGTTGCATTGGCAATATGGACACATGAGAAACTAATTGATGTACAAACAAAAGAGATAGAACAAAGAGCCGAAGATAGCATTCCGGGGGTAGTAAGATGGTATAGGGATGTGTCTTTATTATGGCAAGATGGCGATCCATTATTATGGGACGGCAAAAAATACATTTATAGTCCAGTAAACATAAATAATAGGTTGGTTGAGTATGCCGCTGCCTTTGAAAGTAACACTCAGGTGATAGTGAAAGTTGCAAAGAATAACGGGAGCGACGTACCAGCCGCCTTATCTGCTGCTGAAAAGTCAAGATTTGAGGCTTACTTGAATTTAGTTAAATATGCTGGAACAAATACCACTGTAATAAGTCAGGCCGCTGATTCAGTGAATATTACTTGTACAATATTTTATGATCCTTTAGTTTTGGATTCGACAGGTACATTAATTGAAGATGGGGCTACTAAACCAGTAGAAGATGCTATTGATGAGTACGTTTATTCTTTAGGGGCTGTAAACTTCAATGGTAAGTTTAGAGTAATTGACTTGGTAGATGCTATGCAGGATGCAAGTGGATTTAAGAATGTAACTTTTAGTGCAATTAACGTAACCACTCCAGCGGCTATTAATATTTTAGCAGCAACGGGGCAAACATACCAATCGGTTGCAGGTCATA